AAGATAACGGATTCACGATTATTCGCGTAACGGCTCCGGATGAGGTGCGGATTGGTCGGGCGATTGCTGCCGGAGATGATTTTTGCGAGAATGACCTCGAACATGAGACGGAGAAGGCGATCGATGAGTTCGAAGTGGACGCGGAAATAGTTAACAACGGAACTGTTGAGGAGTTGCAGTCGAAAGTTGATTCGGTAGTAGAGGCGATCGCCTTAGTAAGTAAGAAATTCAACGGAGTGAAATAGGCAATTGCCCGACGGTCAATCCGCAAACTCAAACGCCCGCCACCTGACGCCATTTTGATCCTCGAATCCTATATCGGTAAATTTCGCGGGCAGCACACCGCCACCTAGCGCCAGTTTCCGCACGACTTCCTTGCCCGCCTTGGTTCCGAGATAACCGCGCTTGTCTATCTTGACGGCGCTGGCATTCGGCACCTTGGCGAGCTCTTGCTTAGCGACTCCGACGCGCTTATTCTCGACGTCAACGCTAATCACGACGTATTGATATGGCGAAAGCTTTAGTTCGCGCATGGCGGCGCTAGAGATTCTAAGGCGGTGCAGCACGTCGATGGTGAGCGATGAGCCTCCGTGCTTGGTTAACGTTAGAGGTTCGAATGGCATTAAATCACGTCCTTTTTAACGCAATTATAACGAATATAAACGAAATTATCAAGGAGGAATGCGAATGGCTTTCGAAGCTATGGTCAAAGTTACCGGCACTGACCATTTTAAAGTCGTATTTAATCCGGCTCAATTCACGTATAAACAAACAGACAAAGTCGTCCTTATTGACGGCGACGGCAGTCCAAACTTTCCGAACCTGGCGCTGCAAAAATTAAGCGCATGGGAGAAACGGAACGGTGTCCGCCATGTTGAGGTCGTCAAACTGAAGCACCAGCGCAAGAAAGGTGTGCTCGGCTTGCATCCGGACTCGTTGGCGGAAGTTGAGCGAATAAAAGATTACGATCGCATCTACGCAAGTTTCATATTCACCCGTTCGCGCCCGGTTGCTGACTTGTTGAAGCGACTGGTACCGAAAGCCTTTATCGGAGGAACGGGCGTCGATGATTACTACGATATGGAGGAAGGCGACCGGCGCGCTCGACCTAAAAACATCACGCAATTGCCGCTGGTCATCGAAAATATGTACCCGGATCACGGAATATACGAAAGTGAGCACGCAGATTTAAACGTTGAGTTCTGGAATAATCCGACCGCATTCAGGTATCCGAAGAAATACGCTAAATACACAGCGGCATACGGAATTAACCCAGTCGACGGCACATGGGGCGGTTCGGACGTAAAATCCGATTATAGACCGACCGTTGTAAGTAAATTCGACGAAGCTACGGAAACAAACGGATTTGATAGCCCGACTGAATATCGAGGATCAACTCGCGGCAACGGGTATTCTTCGAAAGGGTGTCCGCGTAAATGTACGTTCTGCGTAGTGCCGGTTATCCAAGGAAACTTAACGCCGCAACATTACGGATTGCTTGGCGTTATTAATTGGATACTGCCGCGGGGCTATTATCCGAATATGGACGAAATCGTCGATTTATATAAAGCGAAGCGCTTAAAGATGCGGCCTCACTTATTTTGGGATTCGAAAGGAAACGTTAAGCGCGTTTCACCGTTTCTCACTATCTCGGACAATAACTTTCCGGCTGATCCGACGTGTCTCGAAAAGATGGACTACATGATTTCAAATGATATTGCTGTAAATATGAATCAAGGTATGGACGCTCGCCTGCTGACTTCAAAAGCCCGCACCGATAAAAGTGGTGTCAGATTTCCGAGCGGTGATGAGATATGCGCCAAACTAGCGAAACTACATTTCATCAACTTCTCCGGAACAAAGCGCCAGATGCACTTCTCGTGGGATTTCCTGAGTGTAGGACGCCTGGTGACGAAGGGACTAACGAAACTAGTCGAAGAGTATAAGCTAAGCTATTCGAATTTCACCGTCTATTGTCTCAGCGGATTTGACACGACGTTCGAAGAGGATTACCAGCGCGTGCTGACGTTAAAGCAAATGGGCATCGACCCTTACGTTATGCTTTTCCGAAATGTTGACGGCAGTGAGGGTACGAAGTTTAACGGCGAGCCGCAGGACTGGCGCATGAAACACCTGGCGCGCTGGACTAATAACAAGATCCTATTTCGCGCCACCACGTTCGATCAGTATGACATGTACGTAAAGGAACTTAAAGAGCGCGAGCAAGGCAATTTTACGGAAGAGCAGGATAAAGTTGCTCGACTAGAAGTTTTCGACTGGATGACGGAAGACTACGTAAATCACGCTTAAGGAGGAAACGGTTATGGAGTGGATCGATTATAGAGACGAAAAAGATGTCACGAAGATACCGAGCGAAAGGCTCATCGAATTATTCGCGGACGAAGCGTACGCTCTTGAATTACATGGAGGCAGCGAAGCGCGCTATGAAGAACTGAAGGCCGAAGCACTGCGAAGAATGGAGGCGAACTAATATCGGACACGTTAAACGCGATTTACACATAAATGAGCGCAGTCTTGAGGCGAATTATCCAGCGCTCGACAATCCGACCGGCCTCCGCATCCTTCTCAGCGACTACCACGCCCTCGTAAATAGGCAATACCAGGGCGACTATGATGCGGTGGTGCTGCTGGCGGATTTATACAAAGCGCTCGAAATGGCGAAGTTGACCGAGCGCCAGGCCGAAGCTTTGCGGTTGGTCTACGAAGAGGATTTGACGCAGGAAGAGGCGGGAAAGTTGATGGGCGGCCTCGCTAAAGACGCGGTTAATCATTTGCTCGATAGGGCGATTGAAGCAATATCGGAAGTGTATTTTTATTGGTCACATCACGGAGAGGGGTACGGATTACATGAGCGAAAATAACGGAACGTATAAGACGCAGTTACACGAAGTTATTACAGAAATGCAGCGCGCGACAAAACAAGGGGCGCTACCGCGTGAGCTGCGGTTGGTAAAAATCGAGAAGTTAACGGAGGAGTACTTCGCTAAGACTGGCGAGATGCCTGACGCAATAGCGCTCGAAAGGCTTTCCGATTTATGCCTTTACGAAGAATTGACGGACAGCGATCGCATGAAAGTCCGTAATAATGAGTATCCGTTTTTGAGCGAAACGCAGATGGCAAGGCGGCAAGAAGGTTTGCATGCACGCGGAGGGACTTCTGGAGAGGTGCCGTTATCCGCTGCGGACTCGCTCGGTTCAGACGGCAGAAATTACGGAATACCTACGAGACGCGAACGCAACAGCCGCGAAAATAGATTCGTAGACAAAGAGGCTAAGATACGGAATAAGGAACGGAAACAAAAGTATATGGAGTTTACGAAGGTTCAGCCGGTCATAATTCGAAAAATAAGCAATTAGACCTACGACATTTTAACGTGTTTTGTATCGTATTATACGAAGGGTATTTTTGGGCGAAGGCAAGAGTCGGGTATGCTCCGACCAGCCCATTCAAAACAATAATAAAAGGGGACGATTAAATGAAGTACGCAGTGTTAGTAAACGAGGATTTCTACTTATTAACGGAGGATGGCGCAACATATGCGACATTTGACACGCTTGAAGAGGCGGAGAATCTTGCGCTCGATTTTAGCGACATGGACGCAGAAGTAATCACACTTTAATAAAAGCAAGGCGTTGGTAGTTTCGGCTGCCGGCGCTTTTTTAATGGAGGGGAAACGGTTGAGTAATTGGAGTATGTATAACAAAGAAACGGGCGAGATTCGTGATTTCGAGGAATTTCAATCGGCGAGGCAACGTAAGGCTGAGGCATATGTACGCAAGCTAGACGGCCGCAAGCACGACTTTACTTTTACGGATATGAGGAATATCCCGGACGTTATCGGAAAAATAGACGATAAGCATTGCGGATACCTTCTCTATTTACAGTGTTTTATTTCGTATGATGGCGTACTGGTTAGCGCCGATCACGATAATGTGCCGATGACTAAGGCGGACATTCAGACGGTGGTGGGGCTAAAGAAGACGGCCTTCAACGATTTCTTTCGGAGTATGCTGGACAACGGGATTATTTTCGAGAATGAAGACGGCAAATACTCGGTCAATCCTGCGTATCATTTCAAAGGGAAATTGGATAATCCGCACGTTATCCGGTCGTTTACTACGAAAGTGCGCGAGCTGTATACCGGACGTAACGCTAATAAACTCGGATTTATCTACAAGTTGCTTCCGTATGTACACTTAGAAACAAATACGATCTGCGCCAATCCTTACGAGAAGGGCGTCGAGAATATCCATCAGCTTTCGAAAAGTCAAATCGCAGTACTTACCGGAGTAAGCGAGAAGACGGTCTTTTCTTATCTGCGGAGTATGAAGCTAGGCGACGAGTTTGTGTTTGCGGAGATTAGACGAGGGAATGAGCGTTATTACAAGTTGAATCCGTTTATATTCTACCGTAAGCAAGGAAGGCCAGACGCTACATTGCGTGAGATGTTCCGGTTAGGATTCAGCGGCAAATAATTTTTGCACTAAAGTGAACATTTGTGTTTACATTTGTATATTAAAGGGTTATAATTCAAATTGTGGTAAAGATATCCACCAAATTTGATTGATTAGGAGAGTGTTAGATTATGGGTTTATTCACATCAAAAATTGCTGCAGGTGTATTAGCGGGAGGGTTTACGTTAGCAGGAGCCGGACTTTTATTTACCGGCACTGACACGCTAAATAACGCATCGAACTTCGTCAAAGACGCAGGCCAACGCCTTACTCAATATGAGCAAAACGAAGGCAGTCTATTAGAAAAAATCGGCTTAATTAAGGCAGACGCCTCGAGCAAACTAACGGAGGCCAACGCAACAATTACGCAATTAACGGACAAAAAAGCAGAATTGGAATCGACGATCGCAGGGCTTAACGGTCAAATCGACGGTCTGAAGGCGGACGTTGCAACACTTAACGAAAGCCTGGCGAAAGAAAAAGCGAACAGCGCAGAAATAAAGCGCCAACTCGATGCGAAATCAGCGGAATTAGCGTCAGCACAAACGGCACTGGCTAATGCAAATGCGAAGATTACCCGCCTTGAGTCTACGCTAAAATGGGCGGAAGAAAAAGCGAAGGAAGCCGATAAGTATGTGACGCAACTTGAGGGCGAAGTGACTAAGGCAAATGCGGAAGTTAAAGCGCACGGAGACGTAGTAGATAAAGTTAAGGCGGACACTGATGCGGATCAGCCATTAACGCAAGAGGAAGTGGATGCGGTAGGTACGTCAGTAGACGCAAAATAAAAAGAGGCTTCGCTACAAGCCCCTTTCCGATAAACAACGATCGACGATGTCCCGTACTACTCTCTCGAGGTAGTCGCCGCTGGATGTCGTCGATTTACTTTTTATTATAATCGCTTTCAACCGCGTGTCAAACTCCATTTCCACCGTATCATCCAGCGCAACGCCTAACGCTTCTAATAACGCCGATGGAATTCTGACTCCGAGGCTGTTTCCGTATTTGACGATTTTACGTTCCATTGGCGGATCACCTTCCTTTATTAATACGATTATACCACAACGAAAAAGCTATCGGTAAATTCGCGGTCATTTTAGGGGGTCTATCGGTAAATTCGCGACCTTTCATTTTCGGCTGTTTTTCGTCGTTTTCCTCGCAAATGCTCCGTTTTCCTCCGTTTTTCAACTTTGAAATTCCAACTTATATCTTAATCTTTAGTACCTTGCGCCTTCATTCGCTACCGCTCATTCGTCGCCACGATTCTTTATTATTGCTTACGCTTCTAAAGAACATCGATAAAGTGATAGTAGTAGGACGGCAGCGCCGGACTACAAGGTTTTAGGGTCGTAAGACCAGACGGTTATGAATGCGGAATGATAAACGTCAACATTAACGTAGTTTTGTATCGTATTAATTGAAGAGGTAATATTCCGTAATACATATAACGCAACGAATACGGAATGATCTGCGATAGATAAACCGTATATGAATACGGAATGATATACGCATACTATTACGCTAATATAACGGAGATATATCTATATAGAAGAAACTCGGTATCTGGCGGAATAAGCCCGGTAATATAGCGTAAGCAAGCCGCCCTATAATCCGTATGCCTACCGCCTATCTAACCGTATGGCATGGCGGTATAGTGTACCGAGGGTAGCGCTAGGGTATCCGATAAGCATAGCGACAGTAACGCCGAATCATCAGCACGGCTCGCCTGCCGGAGACGACCGTCCCGAACTCACGGGGTCTATGATCCGTATGCATCCGCTATACATTTCGCAGGTCTATCGCAGCTCATTCGTTATGCAATCACGGTGGGAAATAACGCCAGTGTATGCCGGAGATAACCGCGCCAGTATGCCGATGTATAAGAACGTGCATGGCGGTCGGGCTGGCGTAATGTAGAAACGTTGATATGACTGCGTTTGTGCTGCGTATTATTACGTCAAATCGTTATTTTACGTAATTATGTTTGTATAAGTATTCATCGTTATACAATCGTTAGATACAACGTATTGAATAAAAATACGGAAGAAAAGGCGAACGTCCGATCCCCCAAGCGCCCGTCCAAAATTCAGGGATTTAGACGTTCGAAATTAGCGCATAATTTTTCGAACTCGGGGCGTAACTCAACCGGTTGCCTAGCGGATGAGCAAGCGCCCACATACATAACGAATCTCACGCAAAGACCAAAGGAAGGAGGAGCGCAATCATGGCGTATATCAACTCGGAATGGCTCGACCGTAAGCAACGCGCAGAACGAATCGACTTATTGACCGAACGTGTAACGAAGCTGGCATCCGTCATCAAAGCCGGCAAAGCTACCGATTATCATATCGATACCTTTCGCAAGGATAAGGCGGAACTGGCGAAGCTCAAGCGTGTTCATCGCGCCGAAGTTGATTTCGCGTATTTTAATTACGAGTATCTGAGCGACCAAGGAAATCCGGAAAACGAAGATAACGTTATTAGGAACTCCGAAGACGGAACGCCACACGATCCGTTAGAAAAGACGGCACCCATCCATCGTGAGTTTTTCGACCATTGCGACTATGTAAACGAAAAGGAACGCAACGCACGCCTAGCAATCGCGGCAGCGCGGGGTCACAGTAAGTCAGGCGTATTCTCGAACGGATTTCCACTTCACCAAGTCGTGTTTCGCCGTCGTAACTACGTTCTAATTATTTCGGAGACGGATTCCTTATCGAAGAAATTAATCGGATGGATTAACAAGCAGTTGAAATTTAATGCTAAGTTGCGCGAAGATTTCGGCATCCTCCTTCACGAACGCAATCAGCAGAACGAAAAGGACAACGAAGAGGCGTTTATCACGACATCAAACACGCTAGTCGAAGCGTCATCATCCGGCAAGCAACTCCGGGGTAAGCGACACGGCGCTGTCCGTCCTGACCTCGTTATTATTGACGACCCGTCCTCGATGAACAACGAAGGCACGAAGGAAGCGCGGGAAAAGTTGGTCCACTGGTTTAACTCGGTCGTGGTGCCGATCGGGTCGAAAGCGACGGCGATTGTGCTTGTCGGTACGATGGTCAGCGCGACCGGTCTATTGAATCACGTGCTGAAGCGGAAGGATTTTAAGAGTTCGTTTCACGGCGCGGTCATTAGCGAGCCGGTCAATCCGAAGTTATGGGACGAATATTGCGAAGTATATGCGCGGTCAGAGTCGATGGAAGAAGTCGACGAGTTCTACGCAGCCAATCGCGAATCGCTAGAAGAAGGCGTCGTCCTGGCGTGGCCTTGGCGGTGGTCTTATCGAGCGCTCATGCACGAAAAGGTCAACATGGGCACGCGGGCATACAATTCGGAGTATCGGAACCTCGCCTTTTCGGAAGACGAGCAGTTCTTCTTTCCGGAGCAATACGCGAAGTACCACTATTATTACGAAAATAATCGAGCGTTTGTTGTTTACGAAGAGCAAAATATTCCGATGAGCGATTTATTTATTGTCGGCGCATGGGATATCGCAATGGGGAAGAACAAGCGGTCGGATTATAACGCTATTATTATCGTCGGTAAGCACGCGCCTACCGGCTTAATTTTTGTGCTCGACGAGTATGCAACGAAAGAGCAGCCGCACACATTAATCGACGTCTGTATCGAGAAGATAAAGAAATTTAACGTGCGGATTTTTAGCGTTGAGACGATTAACGCTTACCACGAATTTTATCGGCAGTTACAAGAGAAGGCGCGGGTTGAAGGCGTCTATAAATGTCGCATAAACGACGTAAAAGGGCACGGAAGCAGTAAGGAGCAGCGGATTGAGTCGCTGGAGCCGATTCTTCACAATAAGACGCTGATACTTAACGACAGACATACGATGCTAATTGACCAAATGGCGCAATACCCGTTCGGAGATCATGATGACCTACTCGATAGTTGCCAGCAGGCGGTTAACAGCATCTTTAAACCGAAATCAAGAATCGCAAAGAAACCTACGTGGTTATAAAAGGAGAGGTGATAACAATGTCAAAACGATTAAAGGCGTTAGAGGCGAAATTAGACGCAAGAAAACGCAAAGCGGCCTACTTATTGGTCGAAAATGAACTACGCGAGA